CCCATATCCATTCATATCTAAATAGTTTCAAATTACTTGTAACTAAAACACTCGTAAAAGGTTGAGAAGCGGTTAATACTATTGCACCATTTGGCTTTATAATCCTTTCGTATTGCTTCCAAAGTGGCTCAAATGGAATTATAGTGTCCCACTTACAAGCAGTTGTTCCATATGGCAAATCGCATAAAATCATATCAATTGAACCGATTGGGATTTCTTTCATCAATTCTAAGCAATCACCGTTATATATATTGTTTATTTGCATCCCCTTAAATGTTTAGTATAATTTCTTGCATCAGCCTTTCCCCATCGGTACATATGAAGCACATATAAACCTTGTGCAATACCTACTTTACCGCCTTTTTTCCTTACTGCATTGGTAAACTCAATATCAAAGTGTATAGACTTTTCTTTGAAGCCTCCGACCTTTTCCCAAACAGATTTAGGAAATAGCATAAAAACCCCTGCTAACACATGGCTAACAGGGGAAACAACAAAACTAAACAAATCTAAAAAAGTCTGTCTGTGTGCAGTAATGCTGTCGTTATCGTACATATTTGGAACAAGTTGATCCTTTGTTCCTAATCGGTTTGTTTTGCATCCTATGAGGCTGTAATCGCTGTTATTTGCGACAATCTGCTCTATCAGTTCGCCTGATCCATCAAAAAGTAATGTATCTTGGTCTCTTAGGCATATCCAAGCATCATCAGGAAGTAAACTTATCATGTCGTTTATTCCCTTTCCTATGTTTCCTGTGCAGAATGGTGTAATGTGTGCTATCATTTTTTCTTCATTGCGGCGGCCTCCCTTTTCGTTCTATCCGTACACTCATCAAGTAACAAAAAGAACTCCATGTAATGCAACGCCCTTATTTCACTTAATGACCATTTGGTTATTTCGGTCACATACATAAACGTCTTTATCCACCTCTTCCTGCTCTCTTCGGCTTGGTCTGTCCACCCTTTTTTCCTGTATTCTCCTTGTTTAACACGGAATCGGTAAGAGCTGTCAAAGTCGGGATTTCCAGCATTATCTTTTCCAATGCTTCTACTTTTAAGTGATCGGTGAAGCCTATTAGAAAATTCGAGGCTAAGTGAAAAAAACTTATGACATTAAGACCCTCCACTTTCCAATCGTTTATTTTTCGTAATGCTAAATCTTCATCCCATGTTGCCAACTCTTCATCTTCTGTATTGCAAAATAACGTGCAAAACATCACCTGTGAAGGTACGCGGCTGTCACCCTGCTTTTGTATCGCAGTCATCTGATTAAATGCGATAGTCGAAGCCTTATGATGTGCTTCTAACAAATTGTTTCCTTTTGTCAAAGCGTTAAACACTTCTAAGAAAGCGTCAAATATACCTTTATATCCAACGCCAAAACCAAGCTCTAAGCCTAATTTTTCATACATTGAATAGCGTTCAATAGATAGCTTGTTGAATTGGATAAGGTACTTTTTGCCATTAGCCATAAACTCGCCAGAGTTCAGATCGATTGTTTTCATAAGTGCCAGAGTTTATTAATGAAGCCACCCAAAACAATAGCACCTAAAGCCGTTAATATCCAAAGGAATGAATAGAAATCAAATGCGATTAATCCATAAATTAAACCGGCTTTGCCACATGAACAATAAACACAATATATTTTATCAAAATTGCGCTTATACTTGACTTCTAAATAATTAGTAAACTTTCGGATGAAATCAAAAATATGCCCTTCCTCTGTTAACACATTACTCCATGCGTTACCAATAACGGCGGCAAAAAGAATTACCTCGTAAATGTTCATTGTTTTTTGTTGTAAAGATAATAAAAAAGGGATATATTTCTACATCCCTTGCAAACAACGTGTTTATTCTTGTAAAACGATATTTGATTTCCTTCCTTCAAATGATGGATGAACTTATCTTATTCTATCTTGAAATATCATCACATCATCTTGTAACATTGAAATCTGTTCCTTCATTTCAAGAAGCTCTCCTATGATATCTATCTTCGCCTCTTCAAAGCATCTTGCCTCCATTATGTCTAACCATAGCCCAAAATCATCATCTGTCACATCTCTGAATCTTTCGTCTGCTTCTTTTTCTGATAGATTGTCAAGGAATGGTCCTTGTCTACCATCACTTAAAAGGAATTTACCAAAAGACATCATGTCCTTTCTGTTAAAACTCGTTACCATTTTCTTTTATTTTTCATGGTAATTGCAATATTGCAAAGCAAATATAAAACTAAATTCTTACTTTTTTAGTATGTAATCCTTTTTTAGAAATATATCCGTCTTTCGTTGGTATAAATACTTCTTTTTTGTCGTTGTACTTTTTGTAGTCCTCATGATAACCTATCATCACTTCACCAAACACACGCTTCATTTCTTCATAATTCATTTGCTCCCTCATCTGCACTATTTCGGTTTGCTTTTGTCCGATACTTAACGCCCTGTTTTCTGCAACTTCACCAACGCCCCTGTGCTTATAAACGCCTTTATTCATTGCAGCAAGTTCACCCTTGTAAGTACTCGAAGCAGATGGATTCATGATAGTTTCATTACCACCTAAATTCAAAACGCTCTTTCCATCTGAATCTACTACTACATATGCCCTTTGTCCATCTCGATCAGATTTACCATTTAAAAATTGATTCATCGGGCCACCTGTGTAAGCTGATTCTTTTGCAAGTTCATAAGCCTTTGCCCTATTCGCTGCAAACACTGCAAACATAGCAGCAATGGCAACCGCAGATAACGCAACACCAAAAGGCCCCGCAGAAGAAAACGATTGAATTATATTAGCGGATGAAGTAACTAAAGATGAAGCCTGTGACAACGTTTCTGCATTGAGTTGTTGTTTTAGCTGTTTTTTACGCAATACATCCGCTTCTGCTGTTGCTTGTTCTTGTTGTATTTTTAGCTTATCGTATTCGGTTTGCTTTAACTGTAAAATGTTTGTGCTACCTTTTGCCTGGTTAGCATACTCTTCATCTAATGCCTCCTTTGTTTTTTCTACTCTTTCATTAAGACTATCAATTAATTTCTGATTTCTGTCTATTTCGGCTTGTGTTTGAGCAGCAATGGATTCAGACAACGAATTGTAAATGTAACTTATAGATGAAGTTATACCGGCTATGATTGCTGCCGCTTCCTCTGATGATATGCTTAACTGATCCTTTAAAAACCTTACTAAGAAATTATCTTTGTCTTTTTTCTTAGGCTTGAAATTATCCAATTCGTTTTGAGCTAAATCCAATGTCGTTTGAATACTTTTCCTTAATGCTGCACCCTCTGTTGTTGTGTCGTTTTCTAGTTGCTTAAGTCTTCGCTTAGCCCATCTTATACGGATTTCAAGTATTTCACGCTCTCTATATTCTTCTAAAGTTAGATTTTCATCCGTTGAACTATTTATTAATCCGACCCTTCTAACCTCGTCTTCCTCTAAGAAATCATAGTATTTATTAATTCCTTCTTTTAGATTATCAATTCCTTCCTGCTGTTTCTTTTTTTGCTCTCCATATATCTCCCCTGATGATTTTATTGCATTTCCAATTATTTGTGAAATACGGTTATTAACTTCCTTTGCTGTATTTTCATTGACGTTTTGCCTTAACTCGTTTAGTCCGTTTTTAACTTCCTGTGACAATGTTTTACCTGCCGTCTTAGCTAATCCTTCCAACTTTTTTTGAAGTGCATCTATATCATCTAAAGCGTTCTTATTTTCGGCTTTAATAAGTTCAAAACCTTCAAGTTGTGCGGTGTTTGATTGTCTTACCTTTTCATTAAGTGATTCAATCGCTTTCTCCAAATCCTCAATGGCTTTTTGCCTGTCAGATTTGCCCGTCTTTGTTCCTGTCCCAAAATTAGTTCCCGTTATTTTACCAACTGCATTTGCCGTCTTTAGTGCATCTTCTGTCAGCTTGTCAAGACTTGCATTGTCTTCATTATATCCAAGTGTGGCTAATGCACTTAAATACTCTCCTTTTAATTTTTGATTTTCCAAAGATGCCTCTAAAGCAATTTGCCTAAACCTTTTTTCTGCTGTTATTGCATCCCTAACGGATGTTCCTGCATCTAACACAATATTTCCCTGACTATCACGTGTGGGATCAAGGCTAACACCTGATTTCCTTGCTTGATCTTGAAGCCTTTTGATATTCGCTTCCCTTGCTTTTATCTCATCCTCATTTGCCTTAATTGTATCCTTTACGTTCTGCAACTTCAACGCCAAAGATGAAGCCTCTTGATTACTTAATAATAGCTTTTGCTTAATTGCAGACTTTACTGCTTCTGTATTAAGCAATAACGCCCCCGTTTCCTTATCTATACTTACAACACTATCACCAAAAGCATCTCTCATTTGATAAGTAATCCCTATCAATTCCTCCTTTTCATCTGCCGTTGCCTTAACCCCTTTTTCCGCTAATTCCTCATATCTGTTTAATAGCTTAATGCCTTCTACTGCCTCCTTTTTAGATTGCTCCGCAGTTTCAACAGATACCTTAATTTGATCTTCCTCACTATTGATTAAATCTTTTATTGACTTGGTTAAATCTGAAACAAAACCCGCCGCACTTGCAAAAACAGGACTAAAAACGTCACCAATAACTTTTAACAATTGGTCTGTATTGTCCTTTAAGTTTGATAATGTACCTCCTAAAGTTTTGCTTATTGCATCCATTGACCCAGCAACACCCTGTAATCCACCAAATGCAATAATAGCTTGTCTTATCGACTCACTATTTTTATCAACTACTACAGTCTGATTTTTAAACGATAATGTTACTTTATCACCTGCCTGACTTGCTTTTATAGAAAATTCCTTCAATCTCTCGAATTCTCCTGTAGTTGCATCAAGAACTGCCTCCGTCAATTGACCAAAGTCTTTTCCAGTTGTAGCTGCCAAATCACCTAACTTAGTCATTTCTTCCTGCGTAGGCTTTAATCCCCTATTAGTATATTTTATAAAGCTATCTGTTAACTCATCAACTGAAAATGGCGTTTCAGAAGCAAATTTAACAATGTCCTCCATTGCCTTTCGTGCAAGTGCCTGACTACCTAAGCTGTTGGTCAATACAGCCGCATATTTCTGATACTTTGCCGTTGCTTCAACAAGTTTTGGAACTATACTACCTACTGCACCTGCCAAAGCACTAAATGCACCCGCCGCAATAGCACCGACCGCTGAACCACCTGCAACTTTCCAGAATCCCAAACTTGAAGATGAAGCATCTTTAAATTTCTTATCAACATCATTTACATTCTTACCTATTTTCTTAACTGATGTATCCGTTTGCTGCTGTGCATTATTAGCTGCCGTTCCAACACTATTAAACCCTACCTTCATATCTGACAAGGCTTTTATTGCATCCCTGTCATCAATGGTAATAATATAATTTACATCTGCCATATTAAACTAATATTGAAGCCCTCATTATGTTTCCTCTTGTCCTACACGTCCAACAAGTGTTATATTCTCTTGGTATGTTATTTGCTAACCATTCCAATCTGTCACCGATCATCTTAGTTAAATGGTTTCTTTTGCCGTACAAAAATTCTTTTTCTAACAATGTGTACCGGTTTATCTGTGAACTTGACAATATAGAACCGATAACCGCCCTGATGACATATGCCTGATACGTCTTTGCAACTGTTCTATACCATCCATCCGTTAAATACAAGTCCATATCAGCACATAAAAAAGCCTGTAAATTATCGCATGTCACATAGGTATTAAGCACCATCCCATAAGCTAATCCATTTGTAACATCTTTAAACTCATAGTACCTTTCCAATCCTTTATGTTCACCACACCCACCGCACTTCAATTTATTGTTCAATGGCAAATCATTGTTCACGGTCGGATCCCACGTTATACGGATCGTTTTATCCGTCATGTACGTTTTATTTACCGTTGTAAGCGTATTTGGAAGCACCTCAATAGTATCTAAAATTACACCATCCTCATCTTTTACATACACATCTCTTGCAACGCTTGGATTAATGCCTACCGTCATTGCTAAGGTAATCTTCTGAATGGTAAATGTACCGCCCTTAATACCCTTTGTTTTTAGCGAAAATCCTGCATCTGTGACCGTATTCCCCGTTAATGGTACATTTGACTTCAACTTACCTATAATGTCCGTAAAGGCCTTGTAACTGATTCTATTCTTTAACTGAACAACATTTTGCAGTTCTGTTAAAAAAGTGGTTTCCGCTTCAAGTCTTGCCCTCGTTGCAAGTGTTATCAAATCACCTTCGCCACAATCCAAGCTCGATTGAGGAAAAATCAACGGTACACCTATTTCTAAATCATCAATATACAAATTGGTGTCAACTACCAACTCATCATTATCAATACAAGGACAATCATTAGGCGACATTCCCACAAGTCCGGTCAAACAACCCATAATATTTAGCTTTTAATTTTTTTAAATCAATGTGAGGTAACTACATTTTTTAGCGATGTCCTCCCTTAATGTGCTCATTGTTGTTATTATTTATTATTGATTAATCCTATTTCTTAAATACCTTGTAAATGATAAAACCAAATACCGGGATGAAGTAAAGTGCTACTTTCCACCCTTCACCATTTATTCCATCAGGATTTAAGTTCAATGGATCCGAAATTGCTACGATTAGACAGACCGCAAATACAGCTGCCATGATTAATATTCCTTTTACTGTGTTCATGTTATTATTTTTAATGTTATTGCTAAAAGTAAGAAAATTATTTTAAAAGCTAATTGCAAGTATGGCTTATCATGCCAAAACTTATCTATTTTACTTGTACTACCTATATATAATATTGGTAGTTTCCTAAAGTAATTCAAGGCATAATCAAACACCAAGTATAAAACCGCACTAAATAGGACAAAATCTGTCCAATCTGTTGACATTGCAAGTACTACAAATAACCTCAAAATCCATCTTGAAAAATGACTTTCAAATCTATATCCTGCATTGAGATATTGAGCGTCAATTAGTGCGAATAGTATTGTTATTGGTAGTATCATTTTTTTTTGATGTTATGTGATATATTTTTATTAAAAAAGGGAGGGAAACAATTAGCTTCACCTCCCTTCTATTTTAGATTTATTTAATCTGCTTACTACGTAGTCGGAGTAACTTGCTCAAAATACAGAATACCTGTATCTCCAGTTACACACGTTGCAGGGCCTACTGCAAATCCACCTGTAAAGATGAGTTGTACCTTAGCCGCTAACCTTCTACGGTTATTAACCCCGATAACACACGCTAACTGCATCCAAGCGTCATAATAGATTGGTGTTCCGTTCTTGTATTTAAGATACAAAGAAGGCTCTTTCCAGCTATATTTATCACCGTCACCAAATGGACGCACATCGGTATGGTCTACATCATTTTTTGACCATAATATAACGTTGTTTGGATCGAACATAAGCAACTTGCCTACACCATCACCAACAGCCATTAAGGATACCGGATCAAAATACCACTTACCCCATTGATTGAACAATGAAGCCTCGTTGTAAACCATTCCACCGTTGTTGTTGCCTGATTGAGCAACAATCTGATCGGCTTGCCATGTTCCGTCTCCAATTACTATCGGATTCACAATGTTGTTCACCTGTGTGATAACATACATTTGAGAAAGCGTTAACGGTCTCAATGCTGCATCGCCTGGATACAAATACGGATCGCCCGATAAATCCCATCCTGAAGGCTCTTCACCCGGGTAAGAACTTGCAGGAAACAATTCAGCGTACATAGCCGCTAAAATCCTTTCTGACAATTCTTTTTCGATCTGATACTTAGCGTTCAATACGAAGCCTACAGGAACAGGAGGTTCAAAATACAACATCAAGTCAATCGAAGACTTTAACAATGCAATAGCAGGGGCAAAGACTACAGAAGAACTTGATGTAATCGAAAAAGAATATGGTGCTTTTGTAGCATCTTCTTAATAATTTTTAAAACAAAATAAGAAAATTTATGGCAGCAGGTGATTTTTCAGCCTCTCAGATGCCTTTAGTGCTTTTAAAGCAAAATAGGATCTTCTTAGGGGGCGCAAGGGTCAACAGTCAAAGAAATGACAGTAGACTACAAACCGTCAAAGCAGTGCTGGAAAATCAGACTGCAAGACCAATACCCGTAATGACCGGGCGTGAATGTACAGGTGTTAAAATTACATGGTTAAAAGCATGTGATGAGGCTGTTGTTGATTGCGCTGACGAGGGGTTCACTGCGGTATGTGATATTACAGGTCCAGAGATTGAATCGGTAGCAGAAACGCTTCCTAACAATCTTTGTTTAAGTAAGTCATTTACTGTAACGGATGATGAGTGTAACGATCTATTTACTTATGAGGACAAGATGGCAGAAGCCTTATTGAACGCTAAGTTTCAGATTGAGAAAGAGCTTTCAGAAAGAATTTTAGCAGCTATGTACTGCTTTAATTTCTTGCATTGTTTAGTTTTTTGTTGTTATGTTGTTTGTCCTGAACTCAACCAGGTATCTTGACGTGGTGGATGACAATAAGCTCTCCATGTGAATACATATTCTTGTCTTGAATAAGTGCCTTCGCCTCTATCAAGTGGTGAATCTGCTTTAGATATTGAACCCTCAATACCATTTTCAAAGTCACCGTATGCCTTACCTCCTATTGTGATAGGCCATCCAAACAACTTAGGCAAACATTCAAGTTTACGCATAAGCTCGTAATGGTCATCAGAATCATCCATATCAGTAAAGTTGATAGTGAATGTTTTTTTGTCCTTTAGGATTACTCTTAACGGCCCTATTCTTGATCCACTTTCCGGTATTGGCATATCACCTACACCAAGCAATGCAACCCCATTGTGAGCGACAAAAGTCTCAAGGACATCAGGCGAACTGAAATCAGGACTTTGTATTGCCGGAATATTTGTATTTGTTGGATCAGGAACTGAAAAGAGAATATATGCTATCTCACTTTCATTCTGAAGGGGTACACAATTAATAACTACCTCTGGTAATTCAAATTCGGTGCAACTGTCACAAGCTACGCAATCGTACATAGTTTTCTTTTTTTCTTGTGACAAAGATAAATTCTGCTTTGCGCTTTCGATAGGTTTTAAAAACCAAAAGTTAAGGCATAAAAAAAGCCGCTCGAAGTGAACGGCTTTATCAATAACAAATGAAATGGAAAGAGAGAGTAAAATTGACTAAACTTCAATTTACATGAGAATGCAAATATAGTGTTTTTATTTAAATCATACCAAAGGCATTACATCACAAACTTCTTTAGCAGGTCGTGTTTCTTTAAGTATAAATATAGGTTCATTTCTGCTTCTTTTTGAGTAGTAAAACCCTTTGATCTTCTAAGCCTTTTGTTTACTATGTATTTATTCTTTTCCTTATTAACACAAACAATGCACCTATCTTCAATTAAAAAGTCTACATCTGACATTGTGTAAAGCCATGATTTAGTACAATCCAATACGAATTGACCACCATTCATGTTTTTCTTTATTGCCATTATTGAATAAAGTAATATGATGTATGATATATTAGATTTTTTCATAGCGGATAACAATATTCCCCTAACTTGGCTTGGCTGTCTAAAGCTTAAATTGCGCTTTCCTTCTTTGTGTATTAATCCATGACATTTTTCACATAATGTTTTCAAATAACGATTGCTAACCTCCCACGGCAAACCATCATATTTCTCATGATGAACATGCAATACAACACCCGTAGCAGAACAGTGCATACAAGTATATTTATCCCTAATCAATATCTCTGTACGCTTCTTTTTCCAACGTGGATCTTTTAATAATTCACTATAAGTTTTTGACATTGCTATAAAATAAAAAAGCCCTGACAATATCTTATACCACTACGAATAAGATAAAATCAAGACTTATGTTTTTAGTTAGGGTATAAAGTAGTGGTTACCATAACGATTCAAAGATAAAAAAACTTTGTCAATTCACATAAAAAAGTCGGACAATTATTATCATCCGACTCCCTAAACTCAAATTATGAAAAGAAACTAAACCCCTACCAATTGTCGATGATGTCAAACATCTTTTTTCTTATGCGGCTTTTGTCGATTTCGTCAAAACATGGAGCCGGTACACCCTCATCATCTATTGAACAACTCTCAATCATGTAGTTCAACATTTCCAACTTCTGTATTTCAAGATCAATAAAATCCTCATGATCTCTGGTCGATTGTACAATTTCTTTAGTTTCTGCCATGTTTCAAGTATTTTGCTATCCTGTTTCTCTTATTTCGCATCCAATTTAAGAAAAACTTTTTAATCTTTTTAGGTTTATTTAACATCATCAATGTAAAGATAATTATAATTTTTGTTATATTTACATTGAATTTGTTACGGTCTGACATTAAGTAACAATCAAAAACATAACCTGGTTATAATTAACGGAAGTCAGACCCCGTTTTTTGTAAACAGGTTTTTTAATTTACATTATGATTATAAGTTTAGAAGGTGAAGTATGGAAAGACATCAAAGGACTCGAGGGAAAATACATGATTTCTAATATAGGTAGAGTTTATTCTTTTCCAAAGAATAAGGGCATAAATAGGACTGGGAAAGTATTGAAAATACTAAATCAACGATATTCATTCGTTAACCTATACTATAACCATAAATTAAAAAGGTGTTCTGTTCATAGACTTGTAGCTATTGCTTTTATAGAAAAAGTAAATGGCAAAGAAAGTGTTAATCACATTGATGGAAATAGATATAATAATACTTACACTAATTTGGAGTGGGTTACACCAAAAGAAAACACAAATCACGCAATTAATAACAACTTAATTAATTCTCGCGGGGTAAATAATGGATTTTCTAAGTTTACGGAAAAAGACATTAGGGATATATTTAAACTTAAGAAATCTGGTATATCAGCTATTGCAATAGCAAAAACATATAATGTCGATAAATCATGTATTCATAGAATACTTTGTAGGAAAACTTATAATGATATTATATTATAGAAAAACAATTGCGCAAACCACTAATATAGTTGCTGTTAGTCCAGTAAAAGCACCGTAGGCAAAGTTATTCCGGCTTTGATATATTCGCCTTTGTAATTCGTCATTCTGCTTCTTAAATGCGTTTAAATCGGTTTCCTGTACCTTTATAACAGATGTCTGAAAGTTAATATTTTTTTCTTTCTCAGCTATTAAATAAGACTTATAACCGCTTATGCTATCAGATATTTCTATCTGTTGATAAGCAGCCTCCAATAGCTTATTTTTACTATCTAGTTCAATCTTTTTGCCATTGATAATATCCACCTGTCTAATAGTGACACATACAATACTATCGTTTATCATTTTCGGATAACCACTTTGACAAATAGCTGACACGCTCGTTAGTATCAAGCAAATTATAATCATCAATATTTTTTTCATATTCCTTTACTATTGTTTTTGTTTTATAAATTATTTGTTGTTTTCTTTCTTCAAGTGCTTTAATGTACAAAACTAACGAATCTTGACGAAGTTTTGAAACTTTTATTGAATCGTTGAATATTTGTAAATTAGTAGTCAACACCTTATCCATTTTGTCCTGTGCTGTATAATATCCTGTTCCGAAAGCCAATAAGCATAGGATTAAAAGCCATAGCACTTTCCTCCACATTGCTTTAGTTTCAGGATCGATGTTTTTAAAGTATTGTCTTAAATTCATTCTATTCTTTTTTGATCGAGTAGGTCAATAGCAAATTGTAAGTGAGCTACAATTACTGCAATGATTATGATATAAATTATTGTCATATTTGTACGTATGTAGTGCCTTTGATGAATTTCTTAGCGTTATGCAATGCAAGTAATTGTTTCCAACTATAACCAAAGTCATATTGAAAGTGTGGAGCGTCAAATAATGTCTTAAAATTACCGCCCCAAAACCAACCTTTTGAAATAAGGAAATCTATTACAGTTCTCCAATCGGATTTACCATTCTTGTCTCCATCTCTTTTAAGGTCATAAGATGCTTCCTCAAAGTTGCCGTCACCGTTTTTATCATAAAGCATTACAATATCAAAAGCGAGGCCATAATTATGGATGGATTGACCGGCATCTGCATTTGTAACCTTTGGCCGCTTTAAAAACAATTGATGCTGTTCTGCAAATGTCCTTAGCGAATAAGTAATCCTTAATCGTACACCTTTGCCTAATAACTTATTGGCTGCCAAATAATCATCGATAGCTTTTTGTCTGACTTTGGGGTGCATTAATTGTAATCTTTCAAGTGATACTTTATCCATTATCCTTCTATTATTTCTTCGTTTTTAATTGGTTTGTCCGGTACAGTTTCATCAGGCGTTACATTGTTACCACCTACATTATTCATTATATTCTCCTTATGCTTATCAATGCTTTCCAATATCTTCAAAAGCAACCCCTGTGGAATAGCACCTATCAAAGAAGCGTTTTTAAGCGCACTGATTAACTGAAAAATGATTATAGGTAGAAACACCGCTTCTGATAGCCAAAAAGCGGATGAGTGGCTTTTTTCAATGGATAAAACAACAAATAATATCATCCAGTAAGAAACAAGGTAATAAACTACTTTCATTGCCCTGTTTACCCTAAATCTACCAAACTTGATAGCCTTAATAACCCCGAAAACGAAGTCAATAAACACCACAAACGATATTGCCCGGAACATATCAATATTCTCGAATATAATAACTTCCATATATCCAAGCATGGCAGAGATAAACCCTACCAAAACCTTGATTACTATTCCATAATAGTTATTATCTCCCAAGTATGTATATCGTTTCATGATGACCTGATTTATTATTAAATACAGGTGTGATGCTGAAAGTGTTTATTTTATCAACTTATCCAATAATATGTAAAATGCAGGGGAAAGCTTTGCCGGACAAACAGACATCTTTGCCTTGTCAATCTTAGCCAAAGTAAATTCAACCTCCTGATTCATAATCTTTTCATATTCGGCATTAAGAATATCCGCACCTTTTTGAGTCCATTTGCCGTCTGCATCTTTGCCTCCGTCTTTTGAGGCTTTTAATTCAGCTGCTTTTAGCATTGACGTAGTGGCTTCATTTTCGGCTTCAAATGTCCTTAACGGTGTGTACCATTCAGCACTGTCCGTAATGTTGGCAAATTCGCTCAATTGCGGCTTAATGCACGTTACAAGTTCTCCTACTTCTTTTCTTTTTAACTTGAATTTCAATTCTGTTGTTTTTTCTTCTGACATTGTTTTTTTTGTTGTAAAGATAATTATTTTGGTTAAAATTTTATGGTGGCGTTTCACCTAATGGGATCATTGTGATTTTACATTTTTGTAATGTTATTGAAGCGCCCCCTGTGGCGTTATAAATATATAAAGTAGGATAGTCGGATGAAGTACCGCTCATTATAGCGTGAATAGTCATTACCTTTCTTCCATCCGCAGAAGTGCTTATGTTAGTTTCAATCACCGTTGATGTTTTCCTTAAGGTAGCTGTTACAGTTGGTGTTCCTGATGTTGTATATTCAAGTGTACATATTACTAGATGCTGTGAATATGAACCTGGAAAGAACATTTTATAATCACCTGAACTGTAACTGAAAGTATAATATGTATTGCTAGTGCTTGCGGAAACGTCGAACGTTACCCTCCTATTAGTATTATCTGCTAAATGTGATTCTGTTGAAGTTATCCAACAAGAAGCACCATCATTCCTTACCCATTCGCTCGATTCAGACTTAACTACTCCACTGGAGTTGACAAATAATGTTTTGTCTAAAAGTGTTTTTGTATCTACGCTCCTAGAACTTGTATAACCCGGCAAATAAATATCAAAGCTCGATTGTCCAAGTTCCAACTGATTTGACGTATTATATCTTATTCCATTTAACCATGCGTTATTAGCCGAGTTCCGCCAAACTTGATATGTAGCATAAGCGAAGTATTGTTGAGCCTCAAAGTATGAATCTCCTGTAACCCTGAATTTATAACCACCTGCACCTGTTGATCCTGTATTTAGCCAAACATCACCTGTACGATATATATTTTGTGAAGTGTTTGTTGATGCCGTTGTACCGCCTTGTAAGTACCAAACAGATGAAGGTAAGCCTGTTAATGAGGCTATTGTTCTCGTTTCAAGAACGCCCCCATTCGTAGTTAATAGATTAGTGGATGAGGATACTGTTGAAATGGTGTCTATCTTAACTTTACCTCCAACGTGTAGTGCCTCGTCGGCTGTGCCTCTATGCACAGCTAATCTCGTATCAACAAATTGAGAAGTATTTAATAAAACATAAGACCCATTGTCTGTTAATGACATAAATGTGCCCCCTGCAATAGTCCCAAATCTAACTCCATTAGTTCCTCCTAAAAATTGAATAAAACTATTAGCCGCATCTGGATAGGATTGTATAATGCCCCCAGCACCTAAATCAATTCTTACTGCCCTGTTAACATCAGCACTTGTATTAGCTAATGTCAATAACGTCTGAACACCAGTTGATGTCGTCGTTATCCTTACCGTATCATTGGCATTTAATGGTCTAATCTCAGAACCTGACCGCTGCCATAATCCTGGAATATAACTACCAAATCCACCATTCCCAAGAATAACCTGTGACGAAGTACCTCCAGGCGCAAAGGCGTGAGTATGTGATGTTGTGGATGTGCTATTAGTACTTACAAGGCTAATAGATGAAGGCATACCCATTGTTATAGTGCCTGTGGATGTAATGGTTGAAAAGTTCATTCCATTGCCAGATGCAATATTGGTAATGCCTCCTCCTGTTGGAGTTGCAGGATACCATTTATTTAAAGTTCCATCCCACGTAATGACTTGACCATTTGTCGCACCATTCCCCTGTAAATCATCTACCTGTAATTGTCTAAATAATGGCACTCCTGACATTCCCCACGGAGCTGCATATACAAGATGCTGTGCCTGTGATACTGCTGTGAATGAAACTACTGGAGTTGTGGTATCTGTTGCAACTGAAGCGGTGAATAGTGGACTTAATCCATTAACAGTGACACTTGTCACCGTGCCTGTATTTGATGTCCACGTTGGCGTAAAGTATTCTAAAGCCGTTGCTCCCGCATTAACTCTCAATAATTGATTTGCAGTTCCTAAAGTGCCTAATCCTGTACCCCCACGACCATAAGCCAAGACGCCTGACCATCCGAGTGTTAAAGATGATGCCTGTAATAAAGCCGTAGCGTAACCTCCACCTAATGTTAATGTAACATTTGTATCGTCTATCTTTGAAATGGCGGAAGGCGTGACTGTTGGTATTCCTAAATCTGCCTTTGTAGCATAAGAAATTACATTGCCATTATTCACAAGAATTTGAGTAGCTGAAGCATAGTTATTAATTGTATCAATCTTAACCTCACCTCCTACGTGCAACGCCGTATCTGCTGTACCTCGATGTACTGCAAGCCGTGTATCTGAATATTGATTTGTATATAGTAGTGCATAAGACCCTGTGTCTATTGCAAAGAAAATATTACCGTACGCAATCGTTCCAAATCTTACCCCATTAGTTCCTCCTAAAAATTGAATAAAACTATTAGCTGCATCAGGATAAGACTGTATAATCCCACCACCAAGATCAATTCTTACCGCTCTGTTGACATCAGCGCTTGTATTTTCAAGAGTTAAAAGAGTTTGAATACCAGTATTAGTTGTGCCTATCTTGACAGTATCATTTGCCGTTAATGGACTTAATAAAGTTCCTGTTCTCTTCCATAATGAAGGCAAAGTATTCGTTATAACACCGCCTGTTATGTCTATCCCTGTTCCTGCTGTGTAGGTAACTATCGTTGGAAAAGTAGCTAATGAGCCATCCCCTCTCACATATTGAGCCGTCGTTCCTGTCCAACTGAATGCCAACGTTCCAACGGTCGTTATCGGTGAACCTGCGACACTTAAAGCCGTTGCAGCCGTTATGGTCATTCCGACACTCGTAACGCTTCCTAATGGAGTAGTTGCGAGTGTACCATCGCCTCTGATATATTGTGCTGTTGTACCTCCCGGCGCAAATAAATGCG